ACACTAGCAAGGTACAATGTTGCCAATATCGACCAACTGGTTGATAGAATCGCAAGAAATAGTATTGGAATGGAAGACTACTTCAATCGTGTCTTCACCCATGAAACAAACAATTACCCACCATACAATCTAGTTGCTGTAACTGAAGATGAGTTCAAACTAGAGATTGCATTGGCTGGTTTTGCCGAGACCGACGTAAAGGTCTTCACAGAACGTGGTAAATTGGTCATTGAGGGAGCTAAGGCTACTGACACACCAGAGGATGCGTACGTCCACCGTGGACTCGCCCAGAGGTCTTTCACAAGGGCTTGGACCATCGCTGACGATACCGAGGTCAAGTCTGTTGAATTTGTGAATGGTCTCCTCACCGTCACCCTGGGTAGGATTGTCCCAGAGAAACACCAGAAGAAGTTCTGGTATGGGGCAGACGAGACCGATAAATAATCCATATCGTCGCCGCTGGGGTTCAATGGCCAAATCCATTGACACCCCTCTTTTTTTATGCTATACTTTAATCGATAGAAAACTACCTATGCCTAAGAAAGTAAAAAGAGACAGTAAGGGTCGTGAAGAGGAGTGGAGTTGGGAAGAGACTCCTGAAACTATTGAAGCACTGAAGAAACTTCATGCAACCAAACGTCTTCATGAAGATATTCGTAAAGCGGAAGTTGAAGCAGCACCTGACTATGGAGTTGGAAAATGACAATTAAACTTGCATTGTTGAAGTCTGGCGAAGATGTTATCGCTGATATGGAAGAGATGGTCGCAAATGATCAGGTAGTCGGATACTTCCTTAAATACCCATGTATTGCAAAATTGGTTGGCAACGAACCTCTCGGTGGAGGTAGTACCAAAGAACCATTTAAACTGAGACTGACGCCATGGATGCCATTGAGTAAGGACACAACTATCCCTGTTGTGGCTGACTGGGTGATTAGTATCATGGAACCAATTGATGATTTGAAGGAAACCTACGAGAACGGAATCAATGAGTACAAAGAACGTGAAGGTATTGTGTCTGACGACGAATCAGATTCTGATCAGTCAGATTGAAGAGGTGACATCAGAACTGGGAGAACCAGACTGTAAACTGATTGAACCATTTGTCATTTGTGATGATGGGACTCTGTCCCCATGGTTGTTGGAGTATACTAATCAGAATGATTTCATGATTAGTTCTGACAAACTGTTGACTATTGCTGACCCCAATAGTAAATTGAAAGTAAAGTATGAGGATCTATTGAAGTGAGGTTTTATACCAACGTCCAGATGATTGGTAACAACTTTCTAGTCCGTGGATATGAGGACGGACGGAAGGTTATGTTTCAGGAAAAGTATAACCCTACTCTCTTTGTCAAATCAAGGAAAGAAACCAAGTGGAGAACACTTGAGGGTGAGCATGTTGAACCTATTAAACCTGGGTTGGTAAGAGACTGTAGAGAGTTCATCAAAAAGTATGATGGTGTAGAAGGGTTCAAGGTCTACGGGAACGAGAGGTATCAGTATCAATATATCTCTGACAAGTATTCTGAAGAAGAGATTAAGTTCGACATCAACAAAGTTGGACTGGTCACGATGGATATCGAGGTTCAGTCTGAGGAGGGATTCCCCAGTCCTGACTCATGTTCTGAAGAGATGTTGTCCATCTCGATTCAAGACTATGCGACCAAAGCGATTACTACTTGGGGTCGTCATCCTTATACTCCCACACAGAAGAATGTGACTTATCACTATCACAGTGATGAGGTTGCGATGCTTGAGTCTTTCTTGTATTGGTGGGAACAAAACACTCCTGATGTGATTACTGGTTGGAATGTTCGTCTGTACGATATTCCATATCTCTGTGGTCGAATGTCTCGTATCATGGGTGAGAAGAAGATGAAACAACTCTCACCGTGGAAGATGGTAGACCATGATATGATTGGTATCTCTGGTCGTGAATACAATGTTTATTCAATCGTTGGTGTTACTACACTTGACTATCTTGAGCTCTATAAGAAGTTTACCTATGTGAATCGTGAGTCCTATCGACTGGACTTTATTGGTGAGGTTGAGCTGGGACAGAAGAAACTGGATCACAGTGAATTTGATACCTTTAAAGATTTCTACAAGGGAAACTGGAAGAAGTTCATTGACTACAACATCAAAGACGTAGAACTTGTTGACCGTCTGGAAGACAAGATGAAACTGATTGAGTTGGTCATCACCATGGCATTTGACGCAAAGGTGAACTTCATTGACCCCATGGCTCAGGTCCGTATGTGGGACACGATTATCTACAACTATCTCAAGAAGAGAAACATTGTCATTCCACCTAAGAATAGGTCTGAGAAGAATGACAAGTTTGCTGGAGCATATGTCAAGGAACCTAAACCAGGTGTCTATGACTATGTTGTATCATTTGACCTTAACTCTCTGTATCCTCACCTGATGATGCAGTATAATATCTCTCCTGAGACACTCATGGACGAGAAACATCCATCAGCCACAGTGGACAAGATTCTGGATGAGAAGCTCAACTTTGAACTTTACAGTGATTATGCGGTATGTGCTAACGGGGCTATGTTCCGTAAGGATGTGAAGGGTTTCCTACCTGAACTGATGGAGAAGATGTATGCTGACCGTAAGGTCTTCAAGAAAAAAATGTTGAAGGCTAAGCAACAACTGGTCGATATTGAAGCTGAAATGAAACGACGAGGTATCAAGTAATGGGATATTTGATTGGTGGAGCTGGTGAAGGTCCCGATAAGGAAATAACAGCATCCTCTGACAATCCGTTTGCAAAACTATCTGATAGTGATTTAATACGGTTGAGAGATCAGACAGAGAAAGATGTCGCGAAGTTCAACAATTTCCAGATGGCTCGTAAGATTGCACTCAACTCTGCTTATGGTGCAATCGGTAATCAGTATTTCCGTTACTACAAATTGGCCAATGCGGAAGCGATTACGCTTTCTGGTCAAGTCTCTATCCGTTGGATTGAGAATAAAGTAAACAGCTACCTAAATAGTTTGTTAAAGACAGAAGATGTTGACTATGTCATTGCATCTGACACTGATTCAATCTATCTTAATTTCGGACCTATTGTTGATCAATTTTTTAGCAATAAGCGCCGCGAAAAGACTGAGATTGTGGGGATCATTGACCAGATCTGCCAGGACAAACTGGAACCGTTTATCGAGAAGAGCTACCAGGACCTTGCGACGTATGTAAACGCTTACGACCAAAAGATGCAGATGAAGCGAGAGAACATCGCTGATCGTGGCATCTGGACGGCAAAGAAACGATACATCCTCAATGTTTGGGACAGTGAGGGTGTCAGGTATGAGGACCCGAAACTGAAGATCATGGGTATCGAAGCTGTAAAGTCTTCGACACCAGCACCCTGTAGGGACATGATTAAAGGTGCCCTAAAGTTGATGATGAATGGGACTGAGGAGGATGTCATCAAATATATTGATGAATCCAGAGCCAAGTTCAATAAGATGACACCTGAAGAGGTTGCTTTCCCTCGTAGTGTTTCTGATGTGAACAAACATAAGAACCATGCAACCATCTATGGTAAGGGTTGCCCGATGCATGTTCGGGGATGTTTGCTACATAATCACTTGGTGAAGGAGATGAAACTTGAATCCAAGTATTCTCTTATCAACAACGGTGATAAGATCAAATTCATCCACCTGTCTAAACCAAATCCCATTAGGGAAAACGTGATTTCGTTTGCTTCCGACTTCCCATACGAATTCGGTCTTGGCAAATACATTGACTATGACCTACAATTCAACAAAGCCTTCCTTGATCCCGTTAAGGTAATCCTTGACGCTATTGGATGGAATGTTGAGAAAACAGTAAACTTAGAACTTTTCTTCGGATAAATGGACTTACCAATCAACGACAAAGAATTGGCGACTATCGTAAGTGCTCTCCGCCTTGGTGGTGACGCTGCTCTTTATCAAAAAATGAATAAGATCAAAGAGATTCGTGATGCCAATCCTGGTGGTCCATACAAGAAGATCGCTCGTGAACAATTCGGATTTGTACTCTAATGGATTTTTTAAAAGATATTGTAAAAGAGATCGGAGATGACTACACCCAACTCGCAGCAGACATCGACGAGTCAGAATCATATGTTGACACAGGTTCGTACATTTTTAACGGACTTGTTTCAGGGTCTATATTTGGTGGTGTATCTGGGAATAAGATTACTGCCATTGCTGGC